ACTAAGGCCCCACCAACTAAAGGCCAGAATCTAGAAGAATGGAGCCACTACGAATAAATTATGAGCACCCCAGCACCAGAAGCCGCAGTAGCGGAAACCAGTTCAGCCCCAGATAATGGCGGCTTCGTCGAGTCCCTCGATTCGTTCTTCGCGTCGATGGATAACCCAGTCGAGTCCACACCAGAGCCTGTAAAGGAAACCGCTGCGGTGGAAGCCAAGACAACTCAAACGGAAGCGGTAGATACCACTACTGAATCTAACCCCCTGTCCGACATCGAATCCCTTGAGGAACCCAAAGACTGGACACCCCAAGCAGCGAAGCGTTTTAAAGAGCTGAAGTCTGAGCTTAAGACCTACCGTAGCCGCGCCGAAGAGCTGGAACAGGCTGTCAACCAGAAAGAATCCCGTTTGCAGGAGCTACAAGCCCTTGCTGATAATCCTGAGTACCAGCAATTGCAGGAACGCATTGCTACTTACGAGCAACAGATGCTTGTGAGCAAGCTGGAAAGTAGTCACGCCTACAAATCCCTTGTGGAGCAACCACTTGCCAACCTTGTGCAGGAAGCTGACGGGATTGCGGAGAAGTACTCGCTGGATTCCAATACCCTTATTGAGGTAATTGCGGAAAGCGACGAAGCCGTGCAGGAGGAACAACTTTCCGAACTCCTCGCCAACGCCAGCGACCGCGACAAGTTCCGCGTGTATAAGATCATTGAAGAGGTCCGTCCTATCCTTGAGCAACGCAACGTACTCCAGCAGCACGCTGAAGCCGCCCTGCGTGAAGCTGAGGCCCTCGAAAGCCAACGCCAGCAGCAAACCCTCATTCAGCGCGTGCAACAGCGTCAGGAGGCTGCTAACTCGGTTGCTGACAAGCTCAAGAATAAACTCACATTCCTTTCCGGTATGGAAGGCGTGGATCTTAGTGCGATTGCCAAAGAGGCAGCCGAACTTGAACCCTCTACCCTTGATCCTGTAACCGGTACCTACCAAGCTATGGCCGCAAAGCTGTTGCCGAAGATGGCCGCGCAGTACATGAACCTTCAGAAGGAGATCGACACGCTGACCGAAAGGCTTGCAGAGTACGACCGCGCCGCTCCGAAAGCCGGAGGCGGTTCCCTCAACTCTGCTGGTGCGCCGACAATGCCAGACGGCAAGTCGTTCCTTGATGCGGTCACTGCTGCGTTTGGCAGGTAATCAAAAATAACAGCTTCGTACAGTTTTGTGTTGACAACTAATGCAATTTGTACGAAGCTACCCGCATCCCCAAAAGTTGCGACACCGAAGGTCCGCTCCGTACCAGCCAAAAGCAAACACGGTTCTAGTAGGTGAGACGGCTTGAAAGGTAACTTGAAGCTAAGGCCCATGCGCCTGTCGTCTGCTTCAGCGACACCCGTGTATTCTTTAACTTTAACAACCTTTTAACTTCTAACTACCTACTATTATGGCTGTTCAATCTGGACAAACTTTCTCGAATCCAACCAATTCGACCACCGCTATTGATACGATCCTCACACAAGAGGCTAACCGTATCGGACAAGACATTCATCGCCGCACGTTGCACGTGTCGCCTTGGATGGACCTCATCAAGCAGACTTCCTTTCCTGACGGAATGGGCTACACCCTCGGAACTCTGATCTACGACCGCGCCCTCCCGACCACTACCGCTAACGGTTCGACCCTCGGCAACAGCTGGACCGAAGTCGGTGCCAACCCTGCTGAGTCGCTCGCCACTTCGAGCACCCTCGACCAGATCATTACTGGCGCACAGGACACCAACATCGGTGCTGGTAGCGGCAAGTCGTTCATCTCGTTCGGTCGCCAACTCAAGCAGTACTCGTTGAAACGAGCCACTGTCGAGTCGCCCAAGATCAACGTCGAAGACCTCCGCTTCGCTGCTTACCGCACCGAGCAACTTCGCGCTGTCATGGACGCCCTCGTCGATGCTACCAAGTACTCGTGGGAAGAGCGTTATCGTGATGAGTATGATCGTATCGCTGCTAACCTTGTTTCGTGCCTTGCAAGCGGAACCGCCATTCGTACCACCGATGCTGTTGGTGCTACGGTTGAAAATACTTCTACAAGCGCACTTGACCTGATCGACGCCGATGACAATCCTTCGATTGTTCCTAACGCAAACATCAGCAACAAGATCCTTGACTCGATCTACTTCCGTTTGGTTCGCGCCGGTGCCGGTACGAATGCCTACGGTCGTGAGAACGCCCGTCCTGTCTTCGCGCTCGTGTGCTCGTCGGAAGCGTCCTACGCCCTCCAAACCGAAGCTGGTTTCCGCGACGACGTTCGCTACAACAACGCTAAGGTTTCGGAACTCATCGCGCCGCTCGGTGTTGAGAAGTCCTTCCGTGGTTTCTACCACCTGATCGACGATCTCGCTCCTCGTTTCACGATTACTACCACTTCTGGTACTGGTGTTGTCACTCGCGTGCAGCCCTATACTGCTACAGGTGGTATCATCACTCCAAACGCTGCGTACGAAACTGCTCCTTACGAAGCTGCTTACATCCTTCACCAAGACGTGATGGAGTCGCAGATTCCTGAGCCGATCACTGGTTCGAATGGCTTGACCTTCGATCCCGTCAACTACCGTGGTAAGTTCGCATGGAAGAACATCCCTTCCGTCGACCTCAACCCCGATGGTACTATCGGTTTCTTCCGTGGTGTTCTCGCTTCCGCTTCGAAGCCCATCAAAACCGAGTTCGGTTTCGTGGTGCTGTTCCAGCGTACGAGCGCAACTCCTGCTGCCTAATTAACCCGCTAGGGGTTCCCATAACGGGAGCCCCTAGCCTACCTCTTTACGACTATGCCCACACTCGATGACGCACCTATTGTCCCACAAATTGCTGGCGCTAATGTCGCTGCCGGTGATCTAGTTCAGATCTATGATGTCTCGGCTCAACGCCCTAAGACTATCACAATGGCTGAGTTGATTGTAGCAATCACTGCACTCACACCTCCCTAAACCCAACCTGCACCCTGTAGCTTAAAAACTACAGGGTGCTACCCTTTCCTACTATGCCTGCCTACATCCCAGTACCTGAAGGTCTTGAACTTCCTGACCAACCACAGTTTGATATGCCCGTAACTTTCGAAGTGCGGGACAATATGCTCTACGCCCTTGCCGTTAACGGCATGCCTGTTCCGAAAGAGAAGGAAGAAGAGGGTGAAGAGATGGAGGAAGAAGGTGGCGAGATGGAGGAAGAAGGCGGTAATATGGATTTCATGTCCGCTGTCGAATCGGCTATGAAGAAGCCACAACCTAAATAACACTATGAAAACTACTGTACTTGGTATCTTGACTATTGTTGCCACGCTCGCCAATGTTGGCGTGCAGGTCCTTAACGGTGGGGCTCCTGACTTTATGGCGGCCTTTGCTGCCGTTACTGCCGGAGTTGGTCTTATCAAAGCCCGCGACAACAAGTAATGAATGCGTTCGGTAAGGTGCTAGACAGTCCTATCGGATCAATCGCCCCGTGGCTCGGTGTCATCACCAGTCTACAGGAACAAGTCGAATACAGTATTCGAATTAGCTCCCTCACCATTGGTTTGGTTGTCGGCCTTATTCACCTGTGGCGTTTGATTTTTAAGGAGTAAGTCAAGTATAAGTTGACTTACAGCACATAATCTAAACATATGAGCGTCATCGGAATCTGTATTGGACACAGCAGAAGCGGTGACAACGGTGCCACCAACACAAATGGTGTTAGTGAGCACACTTTCAATAGCGATGTTGGGCGTCTTACCGCTGACCTCCTACGGAAAGAAGGCTACAAAGTACACGTTATTGACGAGTACAACGGTGGCTCCTATTCAAGCGCCATGTGTTGGCTATCCGACCACCTCGCAAAGCTCGGTGTTACTGTAGCTGTTGAGCTTCACTTCAATGCCGCTGGCCCCTTTGCTGAGGGCCATGAGTGGTTGCACTGGTTTCGTGGCGTGAAAAGCCAGAAGCTGGCGAGTTGTTTTAACCAGTCGTTTAAAGAAGCATTCCCTGACGCTAAAGTGCGAGGCGTTAAACCGTCCGACAGGGAGGATCGCGGCAGTCTGTTCCTGCGTATCACACGCTGTCCGGCTATTATTCTTGAGCCTTTTTTCGGCTCCAATAAAAAGGAGACCGAGTTCTACACCGCTAACAAGCCTGTCATTGCGGCAGCTTACTCTAAGGCTTTATCAGACTACTTGGGGTAAAACCCACAAAACGTAGTTGACAAATTGGTTAGTGCTGCTTACCCTATAGGCCGTGAGCGCAGCTAACTACAATTTTTCTATTGCCTGCGGGGAAGACTTTTCTTTTACGCTGCGGGTGCTTGATGCTTTTGAAGATCCCGTTAATTTTAGCGGATCGACCTACATTGCAGAGATCCGCGAGGAGCACAAAAAGCCTCTTGTAGCCGCGTTTACCGTCACTTCCGAAGGCGACGGAACCCTTAAGTTTGTCTTAACAAATGACCAGACAAAGCTCCTCAGTCCGACCAGACAGTACAAGTGGGACTTCTTTTGGACCGCTTCGGATAACAACGTAACCAAACTCCTTTACGGCACAGTCAACGCCGTAAGCAATATCAGCAACGTCTAATGGCTAGTAACGAAACATCAAAGTACAAACTATCCGTTGTCGAAGGAACGGAGCTTCAGTTGTCCCTGAATACTGGCGTCCAAGGACCAGCCGGACCAGCCGGAGCAGACGGAGCAGACGGAGCAGACGGAGCAGACGGAGCAGACGGAACAGACGCGCTGTGGAATTTTAGGGGAGGGTTTCTGCCAAGCTCCATTCGCATCACAGGCGAGTTGACGGCATCCAACGGATCGACTCCGGTGGTTTTTCCAGACTTGTTTTATGACGGCGAATTGAATGGGAAACCACAATACACAAGCCTTGACGGTTATTCTTATGTTAAATGGCTAGTTCCTCAAAATGCTTGGAGTCTATTTACAACGCTTTTTAACACTGCAGGTTGGTACAGCGCACAAGATGTTTTAGATCCTGTATTAGTTACTGCGTGGCCTGAAAGGTTTGGTAATGAAACAGGCGAACCGATCCTCACAAAGATTCCCCATAACTATGAAATCGGCGATGTCGTAACCTACGAAGGCGAGACTTGGTATTGCACCACCGCTTACACAGTTGATACCGAATCGCCACAGGTTCCAGAGGTCGGCAGCGAATACTGGTTACTTATCGCCGCGAAAGGCGAAGACGCTATTAATGATTTACCTCTCGCTGGCGGCACGATGGACGCCGATGCTACTATTACGCTCGGCACAACTCCAGATGTCAACAACTATTATTTAGGATCGGTAGTTAGTAGTGGTGGTTTTTCAGCTAAACAATACACTGGCGTAGAGTCGTATGACCGATATGCAAGTATTACTCCCGCTCTTGTTACTGTTGGGAGGGATACAGATGGTAATATTATTACGCTAAATACAGATGGAGCGAGTAATCTAACAGTAACAAGTGATGATGGCGCTAGTATACAGACTGCATCTTTTAGCGGTTACGGAGTTGGCTTCGACAACGGCTCAAGCGTCAGTAAAGGAACTACCGATGCTGGCTTAGGCGGCAACAAAGGCGTAGCTCTTAAGTGCTCACTATCCTATGAACTCAAGTGGGACGCCGGACGCTTGTACACAATGGATCAGTACGGCTTTGGAATACGTCGCGTTGACCATTGCGGCACTACTACACCAACGGCTGCTGATGACAGCACAAAAGGTTTTGTTGTCGGATCGCTTTGGGTCTTAGACGATGGGATCTCCTATCAATGCACTAACGCCACAGCTAGTAGTGCCGTTTGGGTTGCCCATCTGCCATTGACCATGGGAGACGGGCTGTCTTTTAACACTGGAACAAATACTATTTCCTGTAATACGAACATTGCACGACGAGCCGGAAACCAAACCTTTACTGGCGATAATACCTTCAGTGGGCAGGTTGAACTTACAGGACAGGCGTTGACCAACGGCACAAGCGCAGTTACCAGAGCTTTGGGTGACGCTCGTTATGGAGCAACCTATGTTGGAATAAAAGAAGAAAATGTAGAATCTACTAACAACACACCAATCAAGCTCACTTCGGTGACTCTGCCTATTGGCATGTATCAAATAGATTGCTGTATCGCGGCTACCGCAGCCGCAAACAATGGTGGCTTTGTTTTTGGATTAAGGGCCAATAATGTTATAAAAACTACACTATTCGAGCTTTACGGAGCTGATGGTGCTATTACACAAAATAATATGGTTCCAAGTGATAACCTAACAATTTCACAAAGACCAATAACAGCTAGTACTCTCGCTTTAACCGGTAAAAGACAGTTGATGGGTCTTCTTGAGGTCGTTACAAATAACACAGAAGTGTCTATTGAGTTCTCTCAAAATACCACCACTCCAGCAGTTCCGAGCATTACAAGGAAACGGTCTTATATTATCGCCAGAAAAATAGCCTAACACTACTATGTCCCTACTCACACCAAAAACAGAACTTGAAAAAGACTTAGCCGCTAAGGACGAGTCCGTGCTCCGCGCAGCCGAAGCCGCGAACCACCTTGCCGCAGTCCTTAAAAACGAGAACGAGCGGTTTTGGTCTTTGCCAACAGATCGTTTGCTCGCTGTCCTTAACCACGATGTGCCAACTACACTGGCTACCTTTGAAGTGAACACCGCAACGGGCACCGCCCTTAACGCGACCCTCGACCAGATCGCTCTGCCGCAGTTCCCGAACCGTGCACCAGTTACCGCTGGCCGTGCCGACATTGCGTTTAATGGCACAGCCTTTGAGTATGTGGCACCACCAACGCCAACGCCAGAGCCAGAGCCAGAGCCAGCCGACGCTTAACCTTGACCCCCCAACCCCAATCCTGTAGACTAACCCTATGACTGATACAATCCTTAAACAAAACGCCGGACGCGGCGGTGCCGTACTAGTAGTCGGAACTTCCAAACAAATCCCAGCGGGTCAGTATGACCGTGTTGAGTTTCTTGCTGCAACTACGTTTCCAGTACTTCCAACACAAACAGAAAGACCTCTACTTACTAGCGATGGTTGGTTAATAGGTACTTCGTTTCCAGCCAACTCATCCATTAAAACACCTTTTGTAATTGAAGCAGGTTCGCTAACCAGAATGACCGGAACCGCAATCTTCTACAAAGCCCTCTAATCCGTATGGCCACACTCGACGACATTAACATCTTGCCTGAAGCCAGATTCCTTACTCTGGACGACAAGATGGCTATTGCCGAGCAGGACGACCGTCGTTCGCCAAAGCGCATTAACGTTGGCGATCTGAACAACTTATTCCAGACAACCAACGCAGCAAGGGGTCAGGTCAGTGTGCAGGGCAACACGACCGTTACAAACATTATTACACAAAACGAATTTGTCGAAGCAGGCATTAACGGAACACTCGACACCAGCACCGACGTAAACTTTACCGCCCTTACCAACGACAAGATCGGATTGCGCTATACTGGCTCTGACACCAGAATCTTTTGGTGCTATGGGAGCTACGACGGCGTTGCTGGTAATAACGAAATGCTTGCTGTTCGTATAGCTAATAACGGAAACAGTATACCAGAAACCGAATGCCGTGCGTTTACCGGTAGCAATATCCAAGAAGGTAAGCTGGTAACCACATGGATGATCGAGCTTAGCACCAATGACACTATTTCGCTTGTGCTCGCAAATGCCAGCTCCACCCACGACATTACAATCAAACGAGCCAGACTCGTTGCAAACGCTATTTTCTAATGATTGCCTCCGAATACAACATTACCATTGATCGAGCTGCGGAATATGATTTTGTTTTGACTATTCGCGACGACGCTCAACAGTTAATTGATTTATCTGTGGGTACTACTTTTCACTCCGACATACGAGAAGTAGGCTCTAAGAAAGAAGTAGTATCGTTTACACCTACGTTAGTCACTGGTTCAATGGGTCAAGTTTTATTCGCTCTATCGGAAGCAGCTACCCTCGAACTAAACCCATCTAGGTCTTATGAGTACGATATCTTTATGAGGAGAAATGGCAGCACACGACGACTTGTTTTTGGTTCAGTTACTGTGCGGGCGAACATTACTAAAGGCTCACCAGTAGATCCTACTATCTAACTTATGCCCGACAGCTACAACGTAACAGTTTCTAGTAATACTGTAGATGTTATAGATGACGTAAACAGTTACAGTCTTACAATATCTGATGGTATAGTAGGACCTGCTGGCCCTATTGGCCCTATTGGCCCTATTGGTCCTACTGGCCCTATTGGTCCCGTAGGTCCTACAGGTCAAAAAGGAGATAAAGGCGATGACGGTATCCAAGGACCCATTGGGGCAACTGGTCCTAGAGGGCTACAAGGATTGACAGGTACTGCCGGTGCTAAAGGGGACACAGGCGCAGTCGGGCCACAAGGATTGACTGGTCCCATCGGACCCAAAGGAGATCAAGGCAACGTAGGACCCCAAGGATTGACTGGTCCTACTGGACCCAAAGGAGACAAAGGCGATACTGGTTCACAAGGTGTAGCCGGACCCCAAGGATTGACAGGCCCTACTGGCCCTAAAGGGGACACGGGCGTAGCCGGACCACAAGGGTTGACGGGTCCAATTGGACCCAAAGGGGACAGAGGCGATGTTGGACTACAAGGATCAACAGGCGCTACTGGTCCGAAAGGGGACCAAGGTAATGTAGGACCACAAGGATTGATTGGCCCTATTGGACCCAAAGGAGACACGGGCGTAGCTGGACCACAAGGGTTGACTGGTCCTATCGGACCCAAAGGAGATACGGGGTTCACAGGAGCTTCTGGTGCAGCAGCTACCGTTACTGTCGGACCTACTACAACTGGCGCAGCTGGTTCAAGCGCAAGTGTTTCAAACAGTGGCTCAAGCAGTGCAGCCGTACTTAACTTTACTATTCCGCGAGGAGCTGCGGGCACAAACGGTGCAGCAGCTACCGTTACTGTCGGATCTACTACAACTGGCGCAGCTGGTTCAAGCGCAAGTGTTTCAAACAGTGGCTCAAGCAGTGCAGCTGTACTTAACTTTACTATACCTCAAGGGGCTACTGGCCCGCAAGGACCAGCCGGACCCGCTGGCTCAGGTGGATCAGTAGAATTCGAAGATATATGGAATTTTAGAGGCGCCTTCACTACTACACCTCCAGATATTATTCGCATAACTGGACAACTAACTAAAAACGGGGCTTCAGTAGTATTTCCTGATTTGTATTACAGTGGGTTTTTCAACGATAAACCAGTATATTATAACGGACAAAGTAATGCACGATGGCTCGGTTACTGGGTGATAGATTGTCAACCACAGGGTGCTAGTTGGTATTCCTCCTACAACGAAGCTATACCTCCTGAATCTCCTGATCTAGCAACCTCATGGTTTCCGGCTGTTAATGGGGAAGCTGGCACCCCCATTGTCACAAAGCTAACAGGCTATATGGTCGGCGATGTTGTATCATATGCAGGCAGTACTTGGAGGTGTTATACATCCTATACGGCAACTCAAGAACATTCTCCATATGACGGAAGTGCCTATTGGCGTAAAGTATTAGATCCTGTCACGCCGCGTGGTGAGATTTATATATCAACACCAATTCAAATTGTAGACGACAATTGGGGTGTGTATGACAAACCAATCCCGTTACCTCTCGGCTCAACTCTTACACCTTTTAGTGTTGGCACCGCTGTTGGCACTACCACAGTTATTTACGCTGCTAGTTATGACCCAAGTACTCAGACCTTTAGCTATGAAACACATAATATTTTTTCTTTAAAAAATACATCGGGTAGCGATAGACTATTTTTAGTAACTACTACAGTTACCTTAAACCTTGATTCTGCGGGCGGTGTTAACCACGGTCTATTTAAACTTTTTAGCGGTCCTAGTGGTTCGTTAGTTGCGGTCGACGGGTCTGAAACTCATGCGTCGTCCGTCGAAAATACGGGCGGTATAGATGAAGTAACTTTTAGCATTACTAAATTAGTATATCTTGAGGGCGGCCATGAAGTCGCTCCTTACGTATATTCGCCAGCTAATTCTACATACTCTATTATTTCAGCCCGTCTAACAGCCGTAGCCGTAACCTAATATGCCAATATCTCAATTACCACAAGCCCCGCATAGACAAGATCGCCGCGTTTATCCAACGCCGGACAGCGGAGATGTGTTGTTTAGTCAGGTAAAGGACTGCACCCGCTCCGACATTCCTGCATACGGGACCGCTCATCCTGATTCCGTTAAGTGGCCCCACCACAAGCTGATCTTCGTCAAGCCAGTAGACATCGAGCGTGACGGGATCTTTGAGTTCTTCTACGCAGCAGATCGAGAGGAGCAAGACCGTTACAACTTTTCATTCGGCTACCGTAATGTGATCGGTAACGCCGGAGGTCGTGAGTTTCGAGTCGTCATCAGGACTTATCTCACGCCGAGGTCTGACTTTGATCCCGACTTTCCCGCTTTTAAAACGCCGATGCCCGATGTACCGGAAGGTACCTTCGAGGGCATTAACTATGTTTTCTACGATAAGAAGCAGGCCAAGAGCGAGCCTGAGTTTGATTCGCTTTACGTCATCGAGGAGCGCACCTATATCGAAGACAGCTTCTTAGGTTTTAAATTAAGCTACGGCATACAGAAACCAGACGTTGTACCTGAGAGATTTCGTGTAAGCATCCCTACAATCTCGACGGAAGAGATTAAAGAGGGCCTTGCATCCCTACCGACTTTAGCGGGCGACGATCTGTCGATAGTTGAGGACCAGCTCAACCCTAATGTTAAGCTGGTTAAAGAGACTACACGGTCTGAGGTTACGCTGCCGGTTGTTTTGCCTGACGGAGAACTTATCGTTAACGACTTTGGTGGTCTTGTGGCAATTCGTTCCGAGTCTCTAGTGGCCGACGGAACACCAGCAGATTCCGGCTTCGGTATTCTTGAGAGTTCCGTAACTACGTTGGGTGACGGCAAGAGCATCAAGACAACCATTAAAGCCCCAGTAGAAAATGGCGAACCTATCTTCCCTAAACTGGAGGGTCTCCAGTTAGATCAGAGGTACGGGGTTCCTTTCGTCGTCTCTAAAGAAGTTGTTGAGCCGGACACTACTGGCGGCGTGTATAATCAAGGTGGTGCTTATGGTACTGTTGAGATTGAACCTAAAAACCAGTGGCACTCCGTACGGAATATTACGTATTTCCCAGCCTTACCCGACCCCCAAGTATGGTACGGTCTACGTAAAGAAAATCTGCCGGATGTACTTCTTGATGTAAATGTCGTAGGCACCGAAAGATACGTACCGGTTCCTACATGGAAACGAGTGCCTGACGGACCGCTTAAGGCTAAGTTTACACGCTCTTTCTCTTTTGGCCCCCCAGCGGATTTTGATCCTAGTAATACTAGAATCTATTATGCCTCTGAGGCATTTACAGCAAGTGTAGAGTACACGTCGCAGAGCACATCGAGTTCTGTTACAAATAGTATAAGTACTGGCACTAGCACTAATAATAACACTAGTGTAAACACCAGTACCAGTACCAGTACTGGAACTAATACTGGTACTAATACAAGCACGAATACGGGAACTAGTAATAGTACAAGCACTGGCACTAACACGAGCACTTCGACCGGAACTAATACTAGTACGAGTACTGGAACGAATACAAGTACAAACACCGGCACTAGCACAAGTACAAGTACTGGAACGAATACAAGTACAAACACCGGAACCAGCACAAGCACAAGTACCGGAACGAATACAAGTACAAATACCGGCACTAGCACAAGCACAAGTACCGGAACGAATACAAGTACAAATACCGGCACTAGCACAAGTACAAGTACTGGAACGAATACAAGTACAAACACCGGCACTAGCACAAGTACAAGTACTGGAACGAATACAAGTACAAACACCGGCACTAGCACAAGCACAAGTACCGGAACGAATACGAGTACAAATACTGGCACTAGCACAAGTACAAGTACCGGAACGAATACGAGTACAAATACTGGCACTAGCACAAGTACAAGTACTGGAACGAATACAAGTACAAACACCGGCACTAGCACAAGTACAAGTACTGGAACAAATACAAGTACAAATACTAGCACTAGCACAAGCACAAGTACCGGCACTAGTACAAGTACCGGTACAAGCACCGGCACTAGTACAAATACTAGCACTAGTACAAGGAATTCAACTAATACCGGTAACACTGTTTCTAAAAACGGTACCGGTTTACAGAAGTCTACTATTGCTACACGTAAAGGCGGCGGCGAGGTTATGGCTAGTGACCCCCAAACAAGCCAGAACGTCACTACGGCGCTTGAAGAGAGGGCCGGAGATACATCTGGTAGTAGTTCGGGATCTTCTTCGGAGTCTAGCAGTAGTTCGAGTAGTTCTTCACGTAGCGAGTCTAGTAGTCAGTCTGGTAGTCAGTCTGGTAGCCAATCGAGTAGCTCTTCCGGTAGTCAGTCAAGCAGTCAGTCTGGTAGCCAATCGAGTAGCTCTTCCGGTAGTCAGTCAAGCAGTCAGTCTGGTAGCCAATCGAGTAGCTCTTCCGGCAGTCAGTCGAGCAGTCAGTCTGGTAGCCAATCGAGTAGCTCTTCCGGTAGTCAGTCAAGCAGTCAGTCTGGTAGCCAATCGAGTAGCTCTTCCGGCAGTCAGTCGAGCAGTCAGTCTGGTAGCCAATCGAGTAGCTCTTCCGGTAGTCAGTCAAGCAGTCAGTCTGGTAGCCAATCGAGTAGCTCTTCCGGCAGTCAGTCAAGCAGTCAGTCTGGTAGCCAATCGAGCAGCTCTTCTGGTAGTCAGTCAAGCAGTCAGTCTGGTAGTCAGTCGAGCAGCTCTTCTGGTAGTCAGTCTGGGAGCCAGTCGAGTAGCTCTTCCAGTAGTTCTTCGAGCAGCCAGTCAGGGAGCCAATCAAGCAGTTCTTCTAGTAGCTCTTCGACAAGTTCATCGAGCAGCTCATCAAATAGTTCTTCATCTTCTGGTGAGAACTCGTCAACCACCACCAGTAAATCAATATTTACGGTCTCAGTACCTAAATGCTTGAGAGGTGAAATAATTGTTGATTTACCTACGGGTCAGGTTATAACTATCCCAGCGACCACGCCGACATCTCTTGACGGCTGGGTTGAAGTGGCTAGACAATCTGAACACTGGAGAAATGGTGTTTGGGTTACTGAAACAACCGAAGTATACGTATGAACAAACAATATGAAATTGTAGTGGCTTCTTACAAGGAGCCTATGAACTGGTTACGTTATCTACCACAAAAAGATAACAGGGATTATCAAATAACAGTAAGCAACAGTGCGGATAGGCGAGACGTAACAGCAGCTGACCGCACGCTAACAATCGAAAATGCCGGTCGTGAGGCTGGGCATTATTTGAAATTTATTATTGATAATTACGACAACCTACTACCGGTTACCGTATTCCTTCAAGCTGATCCTTGGGCGCATTGTTTTGCGCACATGGATGATCTCTTGGAGATCTTGTTTGGCGAGCCTAACTTCGAACATCCGGTATGTTACTTAGGAGCTGGTTATGCTGGCGGCGGTTTGCCAGTACAGAAATATTCTCTGTCGGACCATATCCTGCGTTTAGGTTGGGGTAGTACTCCATACCCATCCGGTACCCCAATCTCAATCGGGGCTCAGTTTTACGTTAAAAGAGAGACCATACTCAAGCGTCCCGTAGAACACTATAAAGGTATCTATACAGCGGCTTTTGATCCCGATATCAGTTTGGGTCACGCCCTCGAAGGTATGTGGGGTAAAGTATTCCAACATTAAATTATGTCTGGGGAGAATAACATCGAGTTTAAATCTGAGCCAGATAATCGCAAGAATGATATTCTTGCAGATAAGGCGGGGTCTAATCCTAGAGATCCGGCTCGATCTCCTGAGTCTGTGGAGGCTGTACGGACAGTAGCAAATCAAGCACCTCAATCCACCGAAAACCCGATTGCGCCACAAAGTACGCAAACCCCAGCGTTTCCTGTCTTATCTTTTTTTGGGGCGACTGAGGCTGTAACCCCAGATACGGTAAAGGGGATGTTTATGGACGCTATGAAGAACGTCACTATAAATGGCGTGTCTCCTAATATAAGTGGCGGTAGTATAGACTTTAATGTCGAAACTAAATCTTCCGCGTCCCAACAATGGAACAGCGCAAATAACATCAATATGCCACCCACGTCGCTGGTTCCAGCACCATTGGGTGGTTATTCAGCAGAAGTCAGTAACTCAGCTAGTCAGCCAGCACCACCAACCAACCAACAAAATGCGCCCCAACAGCCGGTGCAAAGTGACGATGATGTGTTCTCAATGGCTAAACCAAAGACCCTTAAAGAGAGGGCTAGGGAGCTAGAAGATGAACGGATGTCAGACAGCGAGGGTTTTTCGATGGCTAAACCTAAATCGCTTAAAACAGATTTAGGTAGAAATACAATTGACGATGTCATAGACCAAGCAGAGTCAGAGTCTAAAGCTGCTAATGGTGGTGGCGGAACGAGGCGGCGTGGGAAAGATAGGATATTCGACAAGATTGAGGAAGCTATTGAAAATGAAGACTTTGATAAAGCTCGTAAACTCAATGAGCAAGTTAAGAACCGCGAACTAGAAACCGAACTTAGAGGTGAGGGGAAAGATAGAGACAGGCGTAGTACAAAAGATATAGCCGAATCTGAAGGTATTGATACAAAAGGGAAATCAAGTAAAGAGCTGCGTGAAGAGATTCTTGAAAAACGAAGAGGAGCCGCAAAAGAAAAAGAAGGTGCTTCCGGCAAGGAAGTAAGTGATTTTAGTACTGTTGAGATCGGTAAACAGATGGTGGAGCTTGTACCAATACCTATAAAATCTGCCGACGGCCAAGACAAGTATAGGATGATGTATGCTATGACGACGTCCGTTTTAGACTTTACAGTAGATATTGATGAGGAAGGAGACAGCAAGTTTTTTGAAACACTTGAGGGCGAAAACAGTGAGACTTGGGCGAATGATGAATACTATCTAGCGTCTGGTGCGCCAATAAAATTTTATTGCTATAAAGACGGGGAGACTGGTACGATAGAACTATCGGCAATGTCTAAATTTAAACCAACAGAAACATAAAGTTTAAACGTTATGGATGGAAAACTTGTACCCATATTCCCTAAGTCTACTGCTACAGAAAAATATAGTTCGATTGGTACAGTAGTGTTTGATATACTACAAAGTAATGGTCGGGCTATTAATGCAGGTATTGAAACTTTTGCTTCGTGGACATGTAATGCGAAAATAATAAAGGGGGTGGGGTTGCGTCGGTCTGAGAGAAACATTGGTGGTGGGCAGTACGAACTACTACAAGCAACTGTTACTGATATGTTTACGTATAAGTACGATATTAAAACAGTATTATCACATTCTTTCAATAATGATTTCAACTTTAATTCTTTACACTTTGTGCCCATGCTACGCCAAAATTATGATGTAGAAGAAGGTTCAGTTACGGGCAGCGCACCTTATTTTCCACCCCCTTGGATGGTTTTTAATGAAATAATAAGACCGTTTATACACGAAGACGGTTTCTATTTCGAAAAGATTTATATAGGTAGTAGTGCTACTTCTGATCTAACCGTTAATAGCACAACTATAGAAGAGACCGTAGACTACTCTCCCACTAGTAGCAGAATAAATGACTTAAAAATAACGTATACGATAGAAGAGACTTTTGATTAGTGCGTGTGTCAATACCACTTTTACTTGACCCTGTACCCTTTTTCCTGTACTTTTTGACCTGTATGAAAACCAAGACCAAAAAACAAGTAGCCTACTTGCTCAGTAAAGCCAGCCCCCTTAGTGGTAAGGAACAGGGCAAGCTCAAGGGTGAGCTGCACAGCGGCGACGTTAAAGTCAAACCCAAGAAGTAATGCCAGCAACCACTGTCAACCAGCTGATCCCAATGCTCGGTAGTTACATCGAGCCGGACGGCAGCTTTAAGCAGAGCCTGAATCAGGTCCTGTCTCGTATCTACAACATGGGTACGTATCGGGATCTGACCATTCAGTACAGTTTGCCGGTGGTCGATAACTGCATTACCTTGCCAGACGAAGCCGACGCTGTTTTACACACGCTCGTAGATAACCAGCCCGTACCTGTTCGATCCCTCTGGCACGACTTTAAATCAGTCGGTATGGGCATCGGCTCAAGCGACCTGACATGGGGTCTAGTTGACGCTGGTTACCATCCGCTCAAGCGCCTCATCGAAACCGCTACCGATACACTCCATATCGTGCCGTCGGACCAGTCGCCCACACGCAATAACTTTAATCCAAACGACGGCGGTACTGTTGTTGTTACCGCGACTGACGGCGACAAGCTCTATGTGTCCACTACTGATTCCGTGTCGGACAACGACGTTCCGCTGACTTTTGACGAACCGATCACTTCGGTAATCAGTATTCAGTTCGACGGACTAACCGACGCGTACGATATCCGCACTACTGCTGCCGACACCGACACCACGATTGCCACAGTCGGACCTGATTCCGGTGTAACCCGCTATCGGAGATTTAGGCTGAACCGCTCCACTAATGGGTTGACCACCGTGCATGTTCTTTGCAAGCGAGCATTCCAACCAATCCGTAGTGATAACGACATTGTGTATGTGAGCAATGTCGGGGCTTTGAAGCAAGGATTGTTGGGTCGTCTGATGGAAGACAACGCCGACATTGAGCGTGCTGAATACCACTGGAACAAGTGCATGCAACTCATGGAAGAGGAAGCCGCCTCATCGCGCGGAGCTGCTCTTCCGAGATTGAATGTCGATCCGTATGGTACCGGCAGCCACAATCGAATTCACCAGCTGTACTGATGATAGTTATCAAACCTTCCGGTGAAGACCGGAAACAAGCACGTGCTGAGGCGAAAGCGATGGGCGTGCTCAGAGGCTCTATTGCACGCGGTCGCGGCAATGAGATTGGAATGATGGGCGAGATTCTTGTCCATCGTGAGATCGGCGGCAGCCGTGTAGGCGACATTAACTTTGCCTACGACATCGCTCTAACCGGAGACCTCACCATTGATGTGAAGACCACAAAGGCCGCAAGTGTGCCAGAACCGCATTATGTGGCTCGTGTGTACGGTGCAGAGGGCAGTAAAGAAAAGCTAGGTGACAAATGTGATGTCTACTATTTCGTTAGGTGCAACCAACAGATGACATTGGCTACGATTGTTGGCTGGTTACCAGCTAAAGAGTTTATGGAGCGTGCGATGTTCTTACCTAAAGGTAACGTGGACCCCAACGACGGCAAGCTCTCGTTCTCCGACGAGTACGTTCTTCCCATTTCAGAATTAAACCCGCCCTCCGTGAAGGTCACGAAGAAGCGGGTTCGATAATTCCGTAGCTGTCTTAGAAGTCGCCGCCTTGGTCGATGTCATAAGCCTCGGAGAGATCAATCTCCCAGATCTTACCACCGCCTTGACCTTTGCTTCGTACCGGCCTGATGCTCTTATTGTGCTGGCTGACTTCCTCAAGGACAGTCATTCCGCGACGTACGAACTCAAGGTTGCCGCTGTTGCCGACAGCCCTACCTCCGTTGCATTCCTGCAACACGACTGTGAACTCGGTAAGCGTGCCGCGCCATTTGGTAAGGGCTACGGTCTCGCGGACCTTCTTGGCGAAGAACTCCACCATTTCCGCGATAGCCGAACGTGAGCTGTTGTCGTAGGCCGCTGCCTCGATGAACGAGTCGATGTAGGTCTTAACACCAAAACGGCTGGCGTCCTTAATCTCAATCGGCGGTTGCCAGTCGTACAGCCACTTGAGGAAGTACGGCATCTCCGCGTTGATAGTGTTCTCGACAAACTCATTGGAACCGAACTTGACCTTATGGCCGCTGTTGATCCGCAACGCGATAATCTTGTCGCGGTTACTGCTGTCCAAAGAAGGCAGAGCGGCGAGTGAGTTGGCGTCTAGATTGAGTGACATCATTACCCGACCAGACCACGGAAGCGGAATGGCATCGGCGTACTTGGCGTGATACTCAAGCCTCGGGTTAGCCACACAGCGTTTGGTAAGCTCGACGAACTTGCGCTGGTCGGCGTAGGTAGATGCTGCCGTTTGGTCATCCACAACCCAAGCAGCAGAGCCGCAGAGGTCGCGGTTGAAGCTGGTCTTGCCGGATAGATAGTCCGAGGCATCGCTGAAACCGCCAACCGCCGCACCGACAATCTTGTTGGTGAGTAGGGTCTTTCCGTGTCCAGCTGGTCCCAACAGAATCATCAGTTGTCCTTGATCCAAACGGTACTCTAGTACGGCTTTGTACAGGCGTTGGAACCAAGCAAGGAAATACGGCAGGGTCTCGTTGCCGCTAGTATCCTTCGCAAAGAATGGCGTAATGAATGCGTTAATCCACGGCCAGTTAGCTACATCACCGTTATCGGCAAATGGAATAGCGGTAGTGCGGCAGTTGTTGAGTATCTTTCTGCCGTTGAAATTGACCACACGTTCTTTGGAGAACACGACAGGGGCGACTTCTTCGACACGGCAATCGTTGGAGATTGTGAGTACCGCTTGTTCGACTTCGGATACGGTCTGATTCTTCTTGAGTTTTGGACAGAAGCCAGCCTTGCGGAGTTCGAGTACGAGCTGTTCTTTAGGGATGATAACAGGTCCGCCGTTAAGAAGTTTGTAGTATCCCTTGCCGTTGAACCAATACTGATCTAGTAGGCTAGACAGTTTCCGCTCTTCGTACTTCGTGACGAACTGCTTGCCCAAGATCGAAGCCCACGACTTGAACCCTGTACCCGCACGATCCGAGTAGCAGATCATTCCGTCTTCACGAACCTGACAGCCGTCGCGGTCGATGCCGTCGTCGATCCAGAATAGTGGACCGCGAGCACCTACGACAAACTCACCCTTCCAGCGGTTAGGGAATCTGCGAGCGACCTCAGCGGCGACATCGTCGAGTGGGATGTTGGTATCCTCAGTCCTGATCGGTGTATCGTTCGCCGCTTTAAGAAGCACGGTTCGGGCAAAGGATACAGGAATCGGGTCGCCGATACGCGTCCAGTCTTCACCGATTTCGAAGTACTGCGACGGCTTGAGACTGGTTTTGTCGAAGCCAGCCAGCAGCATCGAAGCCTTGAGTGCATCCGACAGCCGCTTCATAAATGATTCGGCTAGAGCTGGAGCGAGTGGCATCGGCTTATCAAACTCCCAGACAAGACGGATATAGCCGGACTGTGTTCTAGTGCGCCATGTTGGCATATGTCCGCCGTCACATCTGATCTTAAGTACGCTGTCAATGTTCGGCCAATCGACCGGAGCATCGAAGTCAGCCACAAAGCCGTGCAGTTTGTTGATCGGGTTGTCTTCGCTGATTCGTCCGTTTGGGCTATCGCCTTCTGCCATTGAGTAGAAGCAGTGGTCGGTGTTGGCATCGGCGCACCATGCTCGGTACTCCGCTTTTGTCGAGAACGACGGTTTGGTGAATGTGAGTGTTGAGAGGTCAGCTACAGCAGTTACAGTTGCAGCACGATGATTTTTTAGGTATCTATATTTCATATGTAGGTGCCAATTGATGACGTGTTGGCCACACGGAATTGTTATTTAGAGTAAAGGTCGCAGATATGTCCTTCAGCGGCGACCGGAATATCCGGTATCCACATGGGTGGGATAGACATAATCTCCATAATCTTTGCGAGAGCACTTTCGGCTTGTGCTTCCGGTACTTCGCAAACCATTTCGTCATGTACGTGTAGGATGACAGGATAACCAGCGGCGTCAACACGAAGCATCATGTCTGAGAAAATGTCTCGCGCTAATCCTTGGGACATGTTTTCGGTAAGGATACCACCCCACAGGGGGAAGTCCCGCATTTGCCCGTTACGTACAATCTTGCCGATGTAGCGGAAACGATTGACTGAGCCAGCCTCCTTCATGCGCTTAATCTTCCCGTAGCGCAAAGCGCGACCGGACGGAAGCTCAAGCTGAAACGGCTCGCTCACAGCGCAAGCGGTTGCCATGTCTTGGTCGAGTGAACGCCAGAACTTTGGCACCATAGGCATACGATCACGGTAGAGTTTGACCGCCTTCTCCGCCTCTTCGAGCGGCATGCCGCTGAACGTGGAGAATTTCGCAGCACCCATGCCGTAGCCGCAGCCCAATGCAATGGATTTTACTTTGTGCCGCAACTGTTTATCGTAGTCTCTTAGTGGTCCGTAGTCGGGGTTGTGGAGACCTAGCAATACACCGAACGCATGGTAGATGTCGTCAGACTCACGAATAAGGTCGAGAGCTTTATAGTCATCGGCGAGCCAGCATAGGGTGCGAACTTCAATCTGCGACAAGTCGGCGACAATTAGTTTGTACCCGTCCTTTGGCTTAATCATGTGGCGGAAGTTCACGCCGAACATCTCGTCTCTCGGAAGGTTCTGTAGATTGAGGTTTCCGCCGCTACCGCTGAAGCGAGCGGTGGGGTTTGCGCCACAGTACATCAGTCCGCCGTAGTACCTACCGTCAGGCATAGTGCCATTATCGAACGCTTCTAGCTTACGCAAGAACGCGTTGATGCGTCGGTAGTTCTGCACAGCACGCGCCCAAGGACACGCGTCTTGGAATGCGGCAAACCATTTGTCGGCTTCTTCATTACCAGCAGCGAGCGAAGCTGGTGGCTCAATGCCTTGTGCACGGCACTGCTCGTTGAAGGCTTTACGAGAAAGCGGTGTATGGTCGCCGATCCACGGAATAGACTGCTCTGCATTAAATAATTCAGTACGTATCTGTTCAAGGTTTGTCTTAAGTAGCGTCGTGTCGATGGGCAAACCGCGCTGGCCTACTTTACGATTGAGTACGCTAATGTTGCGCTCTGTCTGAGGCCATCTGTCAGATAGTTCCTTCCATAAGCGCAAGCAAAGTTCGGAGTCAACGATTGCATATTCGGTGACTTCCTTCTTGAAGTCGTCAGTCATTGAGCCCCACTGCTTGCCCTTCATGTTGTCACGTGTGGTCTTGTTGACCTCCATGCCAAACACTGCGGCGGACGCATTTTTAAGAGATCTCGGAAGACCCAAGAACGCTGTCATATCTGCGGTACAGTGCCACTCTGCTGGTGAGCATGGGTTGAACCAGCCAGCCTCAACGCCGTAGAGATACAGGCTTTCGTCGAAAGAGGCGTTGTGGCTCAATACCACATTGCCGTCTAGCATCGTCCAATCTAATTCTCTTGGACATCCGGCGTAAACAAAACCGTCATCGCCTACTATGGTAACCATGTAAGCGTCGAATTGAGGGTGTGAAAAGTAACCCCTCGGCCCCAATGTAGTGATGGAGCATTCACCGTCGTAATACGACTCAAAGTCAACTGCGTAAGTAATCATATGTCGTGTGCGTAAAAAGCCGCACCCCACACCATTAGGTGCGAGGTGCGGTATGGGGGGATTATTACTCTACCTCCAGATCCAGCTCAAGCTGTTGTGGAGACAGGCGGATGCGATCCATCTCATTGTCGAGGGCGGTAGCCACAAGATTGAGAGACGACTTCTGAGTAAGTAACTCAGTGATCTGATCATTAAGTGTGGTGATATCGCCGTCGATCTTAGTGATCACACTGCGGATGGAGTCACACTCACGCTTCAAAAGCGCAAGGGGGTTGTCGATTACAATGGTGCTCATTGGTCGTTCCCTCCCTTGGTAAGGCGTGCAGCGAACTCAGCGACTTCAGCAGGTGCGTCGTCCTTCGTGTGTGCGAGGGTCGGCACGTACCAGCTGTATTTTCCTTTGGACATCAGCTCAGTACCAAAGTTCCAAAAACGCGAGGAGATCGGAACGTTGGGGTTGAATGTCGAGAAGGTGAACAAACGCTTGTAGGTCAAGCGATAGGCGTCCTTCTGAACGGTGATGCGGCCAATTTGGTAATTAACGTCGCCGATTGGGTAGGGGAACAATGCGTCATCATCACCGATTTGGGGGATAAGCAGGATGATTTCAGCAAACTCCGTGACGTCGTAGCTGCTCTCTGAGGCAAGGGCTTTAGCGTCCGATTCGTTGGAGACGATCTTGGGGATGTAGTCTTCACCGAATGGAACATCTTCTTTCCACCGCTTGATTGCTCCGATCACGACTACCGGAGTTTTCTGTTCGGCTTCAAGGAGAACTGAGTCCTTGTCGATAACGACCGATCCGATGGGCCCTTCGATTTCCGACATCTTTTGGATGACGTTAAGGCGAGGGATGTCGATGTCTTGCGCTGCGAACGCGAGTCCGGTCGATGTGCTTGTGCTTAGTGCTTCTGTACTCATGTGTCTGTTTTCTAGTTTCTGATCGGTTGTTGCTTATGCTTACTGAAGGGGACAGCCGTAACTCCCTTTATCCTCATCTTGAGGAAAGTGTGTATCGTGTCGGTCCAACCTCAACGATATTGAGATCAATAGCTTCTTTCTCGAAGCTGTCAACAACAAAAGATTTTTTTCCTTTCGGGGATTTTTCGTGCAGGGCTTTTGAGAGTTGGCCCATTGTCAAGTCGGCGGCTTCAATGACTTCATCGAGACCTAATCCGTGCTTGATAGCGAGTTGCGCGAGATAGTTCTTTTCAAGCGTCTTCTTGAGGGAACCCATTGAGCGCAGCTTAAGGGAGTCAAACTCAACTCCGTCATGCGCCATGCCGGTAGCCTTGTGCTTGATGCCGCTCGCCCAGTTCTCTACGATCTTAGCGACAACGTAGAGTTTCTCGATAGCCGCTGGATCATCAACTTCGCCGGAAGCGATTGGTCCGTCTGGAAGCAAGTCTGGTCGATAACGTTTAGCTACCTCGATAGCCACAGCGCCCAATGCTGGACAATGTTCTTCGTGACGACAGAAGCGGCAGTTGACTGTGGGGTTGAGATCGTCGATGTCGATGCTCTTATTCTCCCATTTAGGTCTTGTCGTCTCGGCTTTTCTGATTACGTCTGAGATTTCTTTGCGGAGCTGATCCATCTCCGAACGCTCAAACGTACCTGTCAAAATCTCATCTCGCTTCGGTACGAGGAAAGCAAAGTGGATAGTTTCAAGTTCGGTGGATTGGAACATCGCCAGTACGTATGCCTTGGCTTGCCAGTTTTTACGTGGCTCGTCGATCTTACTGATGCCCGTTTTGTAGTCAATCTGAAGGCCGACATCGCCCTTGAACGCAACAATATCAGAAGTACCGAACGTTGGTGTCTGGCAGTCGAGATCGAGTACGAGGCGGTTTTCGCGCTGAATAGTTACGCCGTCAGTACCACCAAAAATGTTGGTGAATACCTCATCCTCTTCCTCAATCATACGCTCGTAGATCTGTACCTCTTCCTCGCTCTCGAGAGCGGAAGGGTCACGGACTTCAAGAGCTTCGTGGATGCGTGTCCCGATTATAGACGCGGCGTTGTTTCCGTCCTTGCCGTGATAGCCAGCACAGAGGGATACGTACTTGAGTGATGAAGGTCCGAACTCTGCGTGAGCGCGGTCTGAGTGGTCAACGGTAGTCATTGTCTTAGGCTAATGCAAGGGCTTTCATGTAGGGGCTAACTTCTGCAAAAGGGGCTCCCTCGGCGAGAAGCTCCCCAGCCATTGCTTCGTAATTCAACGAGCCGTCCTCATTGGTTATGGGGGGCATCTTGGCAAAATATATCAATGCCTCCTCTTTCGTTTTGGTGTTTGGTTCAGTTATCATATTACTGCATGTTCTTTTTGGCTTCACACATTGCCTTAGCCCACTCGTAGCTTTCACGGCTCGCCTCTGCGCCCAATGTACTTCCTTCAGGGATATGGATGTCTTCAAATTTATTGACGGCGTACCCTAAAAAGGCAACGCCAGCCATAAAGTCAATTAGGGTAACTGGAGTACTGTGGTTGTTTTCTGGTTTAACGGATCTTTTGTCTGTGCTCATATGTTTGATGTTTATTGTTGCGCGTGAAGCGTGTCCAGAGACAAACGCTTTTGTTCCAACTTGTCAACAATTTTTTCTTCGATTGTTTTCGACGCCACCAAAACCCTTTGGATTGCAGGACTTTTCGCGTTGGCGCGGTGGATTCGACCTAACGTCTGAATGTAATCTTTGACGTTAAAGGTAGGGGAGATAAGGCTCATCCTCGGATGTCCGCCTTCTGTGTCGTGTAGTGAAACGCCTACGCCTCCGGCTGCGATGTTGCAGATAATTACGTTTGTTTGGTTTGTCTGAAACCGTTGTACGTTAACCTCCCGCACCATTGCCGATTGACCACCAACAATAACGGAAGCATCTGGGAATTGTTGGCCCAAAGACTTTACAGTATCAACAAAGTTTACGAATACCGCTACACTGAATCCTTCGGCGCAAGCATTCTTAATTAGGCTAACAATATCATGCACTTTTGCAGCTTCAGCGAGCTGACGTGCGTGTAGAATTTCAACAAGAATATGTTGGCTAGCGCTATTATTTTCCAGAAGATCGTCAATCACATCTGACGTAAGTCCGTGCTCGTTGTAGTAGTTGTCAATCGTCCACCTCAAAGAAAATTCAAGTGGTTCAGTGATGACGTGGTTATCAGTAAATGCAGACGGTAAGTCGTGCGGAGTGAGCTTAACACAGTTTTTTGAATACATTTCCTGATTAAGTGGAACGAGTTTAGGTACCGGTCCGGCTACCCAGTTACGCCATTGGTCCTTCCTACACCCATACTGCATCATCCAAGAGGGCCAGCTTTTTAATCCGTTCTCGGCCTTATTGAGGGAGTGCAAACCTAGTGCAAAACCCAATGAACGCATCTCTGTTGGGTCTTGGCAGGCGGTGGCAGATAAAAGCAGATTGTAGTATCCTGCTTGTTTTGCCGCTACTAGCATCTGTGAGTTCTGGCTGAATGGAGATTTACACTTGTGGCACTCATCCCAGATGATTAGAGTGTTTGGCGGTAAGTGCCAACGAAATAGTTTCTTACCTATTTTTGTGATAAACTGCCCATTCCCAAGTTTAAGTTTTTCGTAGTTGGTAACACAAAGCGGGTTAATACCAGCCTCTTTAAGTTCTCGTTCCCAATGTGGGATGACAATTTTGGGGCAGACAACAAATACAAAAGGTCTGAATTTACGAGCTACGCGACAAGCAATAACTGTCTTACCGACACCGGTATGGCTAGAGTCAAGAGCGCAGCGATGATCTTCTAGTGCTTTTAAAATGAAGTCAACAGACTCTTGTTGTTTCGGGAATAGTGTTTTCATTTTTCGTGTTTCTGGTTTCGTTTGTTTGTGTTATTAATTCTTTCGGTTTTGCGAATGCCATTTTTGATCCGTCTAAAACTAGACCCCACGCCCATTCAAAACGAAAAGCTAACGGGTCTTTGTTAGATATAGCTAACAGGTTCTTTAGATATTCTTCGGGCAGAGCAAGTATTTTTTCTCGGCTAACCCTAAACTGAGCCCCATTTGATGTGATGGGTACGAGCAACGGACAGAACTCAGCCCCATTAGGTTGCATAAAATCCTTAAAGATATTCTGGTCGTGCTCTTGAG